TTCCGCGAGGCCAAGGACTTTGAGACGGTGCTGGGCGAGCTTTCCGGCGAGGACGACGCCAGGATCGTGACGATACGCAAATGATCTTCCGCATCCTGAATGATCAATTTATGTTACAGCCCCTATATTTATAGGGGTTTGCGAGAAGGGGGCCATTCTGAGGCCCCCACAAAGGCCCCCAGAGAGGCCGGACGCCAGCGGACATACATAAAGAGTGGAGACGTATTGACCCCAAACTCGCGTCAGGGCGATGCTGTTGCCCATATCCAGTTTCAATTGATGAGACGAGAAACAGTTACATATGGAAAAGTCCACGCTGCGCTGACTAGGGGGTGCCTCGCTCAAGAGGCTTTCAAGGGAGGTAACCGTCAATGACGACAAGCAACAGCAAGCGACGACGAGCACTGAGAGCACGCGTTCTCGGTCGATGGCTGCCAGCGGCCGGCATGCTGACGACATTCGCGATCTTCGCGTTTGTCTCGCCAGCGACGGCACTCACTCGGGAGCAGGAGGACGTTCTCGAACGCATCGCCAGCATTGCCGTTGCTAGTCCAGCCACCACCGAACTTCCCCATCTCTGCCCGCGCTTCAAGCAGGTTGATGGTGCGACCATTAAGGAGAGAAGGAGTGTCGGCATTCCCGATGACTTTAGGTACACAAGGTCGGACGAGTTCGACGCATTCATCAAAATGGCTTACGGCAACTACCATGCCGATCCCTCTGGTTATTGCTTGGAGATTTGGAAGCTCTACGGCCCCGACGGCACCTATAAGCGTCAGATGGTTGAGCCTGCCGACTAGAGACTAGGGCTGCTGGAAAACCTAAATCGGGGCGCAAGAGGCAGGCCGTTTCCGCAAGAGAATGACGACGCCGGATCGAGCGGCTGAAACGACTGAAAGTCCAAACGAGTGCGTGGGCTGATAAGCGATCGCGCGGGCATCCGGTGATTTCAAATACGACACATGTGTCAGCAAGTTGCCGCGCTCAGCTTTAACACTGACATTCCTTTGCCGATCTGCAGCACGGCGAGTTCGATCGCGCGGCATCCGGTGATTTCAAATGCTGCGCATGCGCAGCATCGACGCTGGCGTTCAATCCCCGAAGAGTGGAAGCTAATTGACCGCAACGTTGCGGCCCCCGTGGCGCTTGGCTTTTCTGGCTTCACCGGCTCTGCGTTTCCACAGCGATGTCATCGGCCGTCAGTCGCACAGGGGGTGTCGGCAGTGAATGCAACGGACAAATTGTCCGTTGCATCGCCCTTCCCCATGACCTTATGAGCGGCTTGCCGTGATTGATGCGGGACTGTCACCGAAGGCTTGGCTGTTGTTCGATGTCTCGCACTCCATCAGCTCCTCATAGTTGGTCGGCATCGCGAACGTCGGTGTCGGGCTTTCTTTCTCGTCGAGCAATCGCTTTTCCAACTGGAGAGCCGCCCATCGCCCGCCGGGTAAATCGGGACCCGTGGGTCCGATTTGAAATTACCGTATGCCGCGCGATCTCCATGAAGCGCCGCGCCGAAGCCGCATTGACCCGGAACTGCAGAATGTTGTGCATAACCGAAAAATGTGGGCTGGACCGTCAGTTTTAGACCCGGTACATATCGCGCCTGTGAGCACTGCCACAGGTGCGACCGCAAACAGCCGTCCAAAATGGACGGCTTTTTTATTGCGCGTGATCTTCGCCCGCGTCGGCGATCAGAACCAGTCGAGATCGACGAGAACCTGATCCGCGCCGAGCTGTCGCCAGCCGAGGTCGCGATGCACACGGCTCGCCGACAGGAGATTTACGAGAGAATTCACGGCAAGGCCAAGGCGAACGGCGGCCATGCTTCCCAGAAAGCGCAAGGGCATAAAGCAAACGACAAATTGTCGGATGCATGCGCAAGGGCATAAAGCAACGGCAAACTTTGCCGATGCTTTCACTACTGATACCGCCGCTAAGACCGGGAAGGCCGAGCGAACGGTTCGCCTCGACGCCGCGCGCGGCAAGGCCAAGGCGAACGGCGGCCATGCTTCCCAGAAAGCGCAAGGGCATAAAGCAACGGACAATTTGTCCGTTGCTTTCACTGCCGACACCGCCGCCAAAATCGGCAAGACCGAGCGAGATGTTCGTCGCAACGCCGCGCGCGGCAAGGAGCTTGGCGACGATCTCAAGCGCATTAGGGCACCATCGCCAACTCTCGCAAGGCAGTTGTCCAAAATTGGACAACTGAAGAAAAGCCGAGCATTTTCCGGGCCACGTCGCCATCATCATCATCATCATCATCATCATCATCACCATCAACACCCATCATGAACGTGACGGGCAACGATCCCTTGCTAACCAGAAGGAAGGACTACACATGCAGCGACTAACCTTAGACGACCTCACGACCATCGCCGGCATCGACCCGGAAGCATTCAAGTCACAGCGCCGTCGCGGCCAGTGTGCGTTCGCGTTCGGCAGCACCGATGCTTATGCGCGATGTCGCTACGTCCCGGCCGATGGCGTCGCCGTGATGCTGACCCAAGACCTCGCGCAGGTGTACGGAGCCAAGCATGCCGCGCGGCTCGTGATCGTGTTCGCCGATGTCGTTTTGCGCGCGGTCGCGCTGGGCGAAGCCGACAACGCGACCGACGTGATGATCAGCATCGCTGATGTCGAGCGCGATGGTCGCAGTGGTCATCTAGCGTTCCTCACCGGAACGCTGGGGGCCGACGTGGGAGCGAACGTTCGCAACGCCGACGTGGCCGACGCCTACGTCGTCGAGCGCGTCGTCAGTGTCAACGTGACCCGCACCATCCGCAACATCCGCGCCAGCGCCAGCGCCGAGCATATCGACTTGTCCGGCGCGTTCATACCGGTGCCGGGCTCGGTCGAGTTCGACGAGATCATGTCGCCGTTCGCAGAGTTGCCGCCCGGCATCGTCGAAATGCGCGCCATGCGTCGCCGCGAGGTTGCCGCGCGCAAAGCTGGTGTGCTGGCAAGGTCGGTCGCGATGGGCGGAGCGCACGTGCGCTCCAATGCGCGCGGTCGCGTGTTGGAAGTGACGGCGGCGGTCTAAGGGCTCGTGGGAACCCTCGCGCGCAGCGCCACGTTTTGAAATTATCAACAGGCAAAATCTGCCGCCCAATGGTGGCTTTTACAATTTTACAAGCCGCTGCCAGTAGGCGTTTCTTCGATTTTTACAGATCAAGCGTCAGTTTCTAACACAAAAAACGCTTGTTGACGCATAGGGAAGTCTGATTATTGAGCAAGGTCACCTGCCGCGATGCGGCTGCCGCAACAGAGGTGACCACATGTCCGTTTCAGCAACTTCCGAAACCCGCCGCAAGCCCGGCCGGCCCGCGCTGGCCGACGCGACTGAGCAATTGACCCTCCGTGTCCCGCGTTCGGCGCTCGCGCGTCTGGATAGCTGGCGTCGCCTGCAGAGCGATCTGCCGAGCCGTCCCGTGAGCGTTCGCCGTCTGATGGAGTTGGGCCTCTCGGCCTACGATACCGACACGGCCGCTTAAACAATATCACTCTGAAAAAAACGAGGGGCCACCGGCTGAAGGTGAAGCGCCCCTCGTTTAAAGGATAACATCAATGGACATGTCTAATGCCACGACGCAGGCCGGCGCGCAAGCGGTTGCTGCGAATATCCTCAAGTTCGGCTCGCCGACCGCGACCGACGCCTGCTTCCGCCCCTTCGAGGAATGGGCTTGGAGCCAGCGCCATCGAGCACGGTTCGAGCGCCGCAAGCTGCGCCGCTTCCCGCGCCCCTATGAAGGTGAGCTTGATGATGAGCAGTGGTCCAACCTTTGCGATCAATGGTTTCCTCATCCCGATGCGGGTGAGCTGGATGCCGAGCAGTGGGCCTTCCTTGTGGAGGCCGCAGCTCGCCATGACGCCAACATCTTCAAGCTGCGCGAGGCAAAGATCGCCTGCGCGAGGGCCGAGGCGAACAAGAAGCCCAGCACTGCAGCCGGACTGAAACCCGATCTCGCCGCGATGACCGCGCACATCTATGAGCTGTGCCATCCGGCATTCACGCTCGCCTATCCCAATGCGGTTCTTGAGATTGCATACGGCCATCCTGCAATCCGCAACGGCGACGTTGATCAGGCGCACACGTATCCGGCGCTGAGCGATCAGGACTTGCCGTATGCGGCGGAGATCGCCGCAGAGCGCAACGCCAAGGGCTGCAACACCTATATCGGCGTTGCCCTGCGTTCGTATGGCGACAGAGCGATCCCGCCCGACCGGCGCGCCACGGTCGAGGACTATCTTGCCTCACGCTTCGCTTGGGTCGATTTCGATAAGGCGGGCGATGCCGAGCGCATCGATGCCGTCTTGAAACAACACGGTCTCGTGCCTCGCTTGATCGTTACGACCGGCACCATCCCGCATCTGCGCGGGCAGCTTTATTTTCAAGTGACCGGCATCCGCGATACCGCGCATCAGAAGGAAATCAACTCGGCGCTGCAGCGTTTGCTCGGCAGCGATCCCGCCGTCGTCGTCGGGCATCAAGTGCTGCGGCTGGCAGGGTCGATCAACCATCCGACCGAGAAGAAGAAAGAGCGCGGCTATGTGCCCGAGCTGACGACGCTGAGGAAGATCGACAACGCGCCGACCTACAGCGCCGATCACGTGATCGGCCTTGCGCCGCCGGCCGAGGCGTCGAGCTTATTGGAGCAGCGGCAGCACTACAATGGAGCCGCCAATCCTTTCCGCGTGATCGACGACTACAGGCTTGAGGCTGACCCGGACCTCATTGCGTCGGCGCTGGGGTTCATCCCGAACAACGATCTCGATTGGGAGAGCTGGAAAAAGATTTTGTTGGCAGCGTGGCGCGCGACCAATGGCGACGATCGCGCCTTCGTCGCCATCGACAAGTGGTCCAGCAAGTCGAGCAAATACGACGCGAAGGAAACGCTCAGGCAGTGGCGGAAGATTTTCAAGAGCCCCCCGACCGACATCGGCGCGGGGAGCATCTTTAAGATCGCGAGGGACAACGGTTGGAAACGCTCGACGCGGAGCGAGGTCAGATCGCAGAACATTGAAGCCGAACACGATGAAGCAGCAGCTCCCGCAGCAGCCGCTCCCGCAGCATCGACATCAAGCGCTGCTGCCGCAGAGCTGGCAGAGGCATGTGCCGAGCTGGCCGCTCTGCAAGGCAAGAGCAATGCAGCGAAAGTGCTGCGCGATTGTGCCTTCGCCATGGGCCGGTTAATCGCGGCAGGGCGGATGCAGGAACAGCACGCCATCTCGCGCTTGACCGAGGCCGCTCGCGAGGCGGGCGTGAACGAAGCCGACGTTGCGGACATCGTGGCCGGCGGCATCGCAGCCGGCAAGTTGAAGCCGCGCCTGCCAACGATCAAGATGATCCCCGGCCAGATCGCGCGCGCCATCGACTATGCCGAGGCCGAATTGCTTGCGTCAGGTTTCCCGATCCTGCAGCGCGGCGGCTTGCTGGTGCATCCCGTCAAGAATGAACTCGCTGCCGCCGACGACACCAAGACCGAGGTGGTAGTCCTGCGTGCCTTGCGCAAAGAGCCGATGGTCTACGTACTCAACAAGCAGGCTGCTGTTTTCAAGAAGTACAACGAGCGGAAAAAGCAGTTCATGCCGATCGACCCGCCGCCTGAGGTGGCGCTCGGTTTGCTGCAGAAGGATCAGTGGAAATTTTCTGACGTGTCTGGCGTGACGACGACGCCGACGATGCGTCCTGATGGCGCGCTGTTGGACCAACCCGGTTATGATCCAGCCACGCAGCTCTTGTATGTGCCTGACCGGCATCTAGCGGTGCCGCCGATTGACCCCAATCCGACACGCGCCGAAGCCATGCAGGCATTGCAGCGGCTCGACGCCTTGCTTGACGGCTTTCCCTTTGTGTCGGACGTGGATCGTGCCGTCGCGCTCGCTGGCCTGATGACGCCGGTCCTGCGCGGCGCGTTCAACGTCGCACCCATGACCCTGTTGACCGCTCCTACGGCCGGCACCGGCAAAAGCCACTACGTCAACACGGCCTCGACCATCGCGACCGGGCGGGTTTGCCCTGTCATCACTAACGTGCCGTCGTCCGAGGAAATGGAGAAGCGGCTTGGTGCCATGGTGCTCGAAGGCGTGCCGATCATCAGCTTGGACAACTGCACGCACGACCTCGGCGGCGACTTGTTGTGCCAGATCACCGAGCAGCGCTATGTCCGCATCCGTATCCTCGGCAAGAGCGAGCAGCCGCAGTGTGAGTATCGTGGTTCGGTCTATGCCACCGGAAACAATGTCACCTTTATCGGCGATATGACGCGGCGCGGTTTGATCTGCAACCTCGACGCCGCGCTGGAGAGGCCCGAGACGCGCAGCTTTGCCTTCGACCCGGTCAAGCGCGCGGCCGAACAGCGCGGCCAATACATCCACGATATTCTGACGGTCGCACGTGCTTATCGTGCGGCTGGCTGCCCTAAGACTGGCTGCGGCTCGATCGGAAGCTATGGCGCTTGGAGCGCCACCGTTCGCGAGCCGCTGGTCTGGCTCGGCAAGGCCGACCCGATTGCCAGTATGGACACTTTGCGCGAGGAAGACCCGGCCCGCATTGCCGCACGCCGCATGGTGGCGCTGCAGGGTGAGCTTCCGTCGTCGTTCTCCGCCGCCGAGCTGATCCAGCTCGCCGAGAAGATGGAAGCCAAAGGTTCGAGCTACCCCCAGACCTACGAATACGCCCACCCCGAACTGCGGGAACTGTTGATCCAGCAGGCCGGCAACTTCAAAGGCGTCATCGACAGCCGCAAGCTGTCGCGCTGGTTGTCGTCGATACGTGGCCAAATCCATGACGGGTTCCGGCTGGTGCTCATCAGGGAGAGCAAAGGTCACGGTAACCGATACGCCATCGAGGCAGTCGAGCGCGACAACCGGCGGAAGGATGTGCCGCTGCCAGAGGCCCCTGCGCGGGACCCTGAGCTGGCCCAGATCGAGGACATGATCGGAAAGGCATACTCCGCGTTCAACCACGCCTTCTCGACGCGGATGACGTTGGACGATCTGCGCCGTCAGAGGCCGGGGCTCGAAAAAGACATTGATGAAGCGCGCAAGGCGTATTGGACCGCCCGGGACGGCGGAGACATGAGCAAAATTCGGGAGGCAGGCGAACGGGTTCGCAAAGCCTACGACGACGCCGTGGCCGAGATGAACGAGACGATGTTCCGCAGGTCGGTGCGCTAGGCGCGCGGCGAGTTCCCCCCGCGCGCCGCGCGCGTAGCTCTGCTCGGAGGGTTGATAGGGGGCTAAGGGTTGATGGTTTCATCCGACGCGTGGAAATTCGCAGAGTGCGAAAAGGTAAGAAGGGGCCAAAACCATCAACCCTTAGCCCCCTATCAACCCTGTCGGATCATGTGTGCAGCCCCGCTGCCGCGGGGCCGTGTTCGGGCGTCGAGCGGCATCGGGCGGTGACGACCATGACGCGCGGTGATGATTTATGGTGCGAAGAGGCTGTGCCCGCGCAGCGCGGCCCCGTGAGAAGCCCGCGTGCTCGGTGACGGCCGATCTAGGGTCGGGCACGTGGAAGCGCATCAGCGGGGCTCTAATCGGACCGGGGCGCAAACTGGATCGGCTTACTGGGGGTGGTTTCATCTCGGGCGCGCGCCTCAACCATGCAGTCATGACCAGCGGCGGGCGAGCGTGAATGGCGACGACCAGCGATGATCATCGTGGTGGCGATCGCGACCCTTTGGCGACGATGCCGCGATGGTGACCATGGCCGGCGGACGATGCCGAGATAGGGGGCTTAGGAATTGACGCCACCATCGGGCGTGACGACATCGAATTTCCGCGCAGCTTCTCAGCGGCCTTAGCGCCCGCCTGTGTGGCTGGCGAGCGTCATGGTTGATGGACCGCGCACATCTTTCTGACCGCAGCGCGCTTTCATCATCGGCGACGACGACAAACGCCAGAACTCAATCTTGCTCGCCTCGAATAGAGTTTCGAAACGTGAAAGCCTGCGTGCCCGTTGTACATCGAGAGATTGCGCTCGCGCCCGCGCCAGAGTGGCGTTAAGTTTCGTTGTGGAGAAGTGTTGGCATGATGCCGCCCGGATGGATGCTCCAACTCAGGCTGCTCGACATCCTCGACGAGCTGTCGGCTCGGCCGATACCCACGTCGCTGTTTGTCTGTCGGGTCTTCGGCCACGATTTCGAGCGCCTTGGTGAGCGCGGCTCGTGGCCCGACTACCGTGCCGAGTTTTTGTCTGTGAGCCGCGCATTGCACGCGCTCGCCGAGGCGGGTCGGATCAGGAGTTTGGGTCGGTGCGGCGGCAAGCAATCGTGCTGGGGCCGGATTGATTGGTATGATTGCTCGGGCAATCCCGTCATTCCAAATCGTGCACATGGGCACAGAAGAGTATCAGCTCAGCGAAACAGCTCAGCGAAACAGCTCAGCGACGACAGCTAGACAGCTCAGCGAACTCGGCTTTGCGGTTGCCGGAAATCCGGCAACTGCCTCGCGCTCCGCTTTTTTTGAGGTCATTGAAGCTGACGCAGTGTCAGACAAACTGACGGCGGTTGGTCTAAACCAACTGCGCGCGTAGCCAGAGCGGTGACCTTCGCGGCAGGCGGGTTCGTGGATGGTGACCATCGAGCGATGGTCGCGAAAATGAAGCGAAGAAATTCCGACAACTGCATCGGCGAGACATGGCCTCACTGGATCGAGGTCATTGAAGCCTGACGCGGTCAGACAAACTGACGATCAATCGGCGGCCTAAGCATGCATTCGCAAAGCTTCGCGCGGGGTCCTTCCTGACCCCGGATGGGGTGCGGGTCGCGCGCCCGGTCACGGGATAACCACGGACAGGCGAGCACTGGCCCACACTCTCCTTTGAGGTGAAAAAATGCACGAATACACAATCGGTAAATGCGCGGAGATGATCGAAAAGGATCGCTCGACGCTGGTGCGCATCTTGCGCTCTGTGCCGCCTGACGCTGGCACGGCATCACGCCCGCTTTACCGGTTGGCGACGGTCGTGAAGGCACTCGTCGAGCAGGCGGGCAAGCCCGATGGCCGGCGCGGCAACGGCGACGAAGCACGCCTTGCGGCCGAACGCGCCAGACTTGCTCGCGAGCAGGCTGACGCGATCGCGATGAAGAATGCGATCACTCGCCGCGAATGGGCACACGTGCCGTCCATCACGCGCTTCCTCGAAGGCTTGCTCTTGTCGGTCAGGGATCAGTTGCTCGGCCTGCCCGGCGAGACCGCCTATGCGCTCGCGATGCAACCTCAGGAGGAATGCTTCCGCATTCTCGATGACGCCATCCGTAGCAAGCTCGAAGAGATTAGCGACCCGAAGACGCCCGAACGCGCCGTTGAGGCGGGCATCGAGAACGGAGAGAACCAGTGAGCGAAAAGTATATCAGCATGACCGACGCCGACCGTATCAAAGTCAAGATGGAAAGTGCGCTCGAAGGGCTTGAAGCGGAGCTGCATCGCGCAATCGAGGATCGCATCACGCCCGGCATGAACACGGTCGAAATCCGCGCTGCGACAGACACCGAGATCATGATGGCGCTCGAAGCGCTCGACCAGATCAGGGCGGCAATGCTCGCCGAACTCGATGCTGTCGCGGTCGATCTTCCTGACGCCGACGGCGAGCCCGGCGAGATCGTGTCGTGACCGACCCCGCCCGCAACGACGATCTGCCGCGCGCGGTCGCCGACGCGTTAGAGACTGCCGGGGTCGAGCCGAAACTGGCAACGCTGATGGGCATCATCACAGAGTTTCAGGAGATGAAACGCAAGGCGGCCGCAGCAGCAGCCGCATCGGTCGAGCCTGCCGGCGAGAAGTTGTGGCCGCTCATGAAGCTGGTGCCGGTTGGCGTGAGATACGAGCGAGCACGCCGTGCTGCTGAGGATGGTCGCCTTGAGGCGGAACAGCTCGGTGACAGCAACAGGTGGTTTTGCACCGAGGCGGCGATGGACCGCTGGCTTGCGATGATCGGGCATAGCAAGAGCAAGTGACCCTTGCCGAGATCAATGCTGTCAAGAGACAGTGTCACCTTGACCCCGGCGCTCGCAAGCCGACGCCCTCGTCATCGAGGCGCAGGCGAAGCGTCGGCTTGCCGATGAATACGATGCGGCGCAGGAGCGGGGTGAGGTCGCGAAGGCTGGCGATTTTAATCAACACGCATCCTCGACAAGTCCAAGGAAGCAGCCCGCGAAGGCATCGGAGTTGGGGCTCTCATGGGACGATGTCCATCAAGCCCGCGAACTCCGCGACGCCGAACTCGCCGATCCCGGCGTCGTGCGTCGCACCGTCGATGAGGCGGTTGCTAATCGCGAGGAGCGATCGCGCCGCCTGTGTCACCGGGGAGGATTAAAGGGGATTTCCCCGCGAGACATCGACCCCGAAGCACCTCAAACTGGTCGCCAACCCTGATTTTGGAGTTCCGCATGGCCTTGAACGTGTTCAGCAAGCCCGACCCAGCCGAAAAGCGCCAGCGCGATCTTGAGAGCAAGCTGAAAGCCGCCCGCGCCAGCCGCGACGATCTCGTCGCACGTCGCAAGGCGGCCGAGGCCGCCGCCGCCACGCATCGCGGCAAGGCGAGCGAACTTGCGGCAAGCGGCGGCGACGACACCGCGCTGTCGGCCGTCGAAAGCAAGATGCGCCGCGAACAAGATCGCGCCGCGACGCTGAGCGACGCGCTCGGCAAGACCGAGGCCGTCATCGCCAATCTTGAAAGCGAGATCGCGCAGGTCTTGGATCAGCGCTGCCGCGCCGAGACTGCTGCCGCCGTTACCGCGATTGTGGAGAAGCTGGCCTCGGCAAGAACAGCTTTTGATGCTGCAGCGGTCCAGCTCATCGACGCCGCGCGCGAGAGCGCCGTGATCATTCTGGACGCGGGTCCGCTGAAAGTCTTCGTGGAAGCCATCCAGCAGCAGTTGCCGCCCGAGATCGAGTTCGTCTCCACCGTCCTGCAGGGCCACGCCAAGGCGGTGTTGGCCGGGACCGCGCCTGCATCGCTGCCGAAGCCGCCCGAGCCCGCGCCTGTCGTTGTGGTCGATCCGCCGACGCCGACCCGCACGCTGTTCTGCATGCGCTCCATCAAATGGCGCGACGCTGCCTCCGGTCGTCAGCATGCCGTGCAACAGTATGAAGACGTGACCCTGCCAATCCCGCTGGCCGACCGTGCGCTGCGCATTGGTGCCGCCGTTTCCGTTACCGATAGTCGCCGCAAAGCGCTCAAGGGCGCGCGCGGCGGCCAGCATCCGAACGTCGACGCCATCGACATCGTCGATCTCGACGCCGTCTCGGATCATTCCGGCGCGCTTCATCAGAGCTTCGATCCGGTCGCGCAGGCGAACATCACCCCTTTTGACCGTGGCCCGGCGATCACGGGCACCGTCCCGGCGCTGAGGGCAGGCTGATGCTTCCGCCCGACAAACACAAACTGCTCTATCGCCTCGCCGACACCGATGCGGTGTCGAGCGGACCGCTGACCTATGACAAGAAAGCGCACACCGTCGAGGCCGTGATCTCGAAGGGCTCGCCGGTCGCACGCCTCTACGGCACCGAAGTGCTGCGCATCTCGCCCGACGCCATCGATCTGTCGCGCCTGCACGAGGGCGGCATTCCTTTGCTTGACCATCACAGTCAGGCTGGCATCGACCAAATTCTCGGCCGCGTCACGGATGCGTGGATCGAGCGTGGTGCCTTGATGGGCAGCATTAGGTTCAACCAGACCGAACAGGGCAAGAAGGCCGAGGGCATGGTCAGTCGCGGCGAGATCAGCGGTGTGAGTGCTGGCTATCGTGTCGATAGCTGGCTCATCACCGATGCCGATGGCGATGTCGTCGAAGAACGTGACATCGGCTGGAACGACGAACTGACGTTTACTGCAACGCGCTGGCAGTTGTTCGAGGCATCGCTTGTCGGCGTGCCTGCCGATGCTGTTGCCAGCGTTCGTTCGCTCGGCGGCGGTCGCGATCTGATCGCCGACGTGAAGGCTCGAATGCTCGCGAGGTACAAAATGATGCTGTTGCGCGGTGAATAACAGGAGGTTTAGCAATGTCCACGCCGATCAAAGAAATCGAAATGGAAATGGCTTACGCCGAAAGCCTGCTCGGCTGCGCACTGCAGATCGAAACTTCCAGCAGCTCTTATGGCACCACGGACGCGCGCGACGGGCTTAATACCAACAGCTCGGTGTTGACGCGCTTGAAGGCGAAGCCGGGTCAGGTGACCGGGCAGACGTTGTCGCAGATGGGCACGCGCGAGCAGAAAGTCTCGCCGCACGTGAAAACGCTGACGGGTTGACGAGTTTCCGATGAGTTCGGTGCCCGGTGGGTTTCTGTTTTCCTTTGACGCCGGGCAGCGGATCGTCGGTGTCGAGGGCGGCGACGCGGTGCTCCTCGGCCGCGTCGCCGCAACTCGTGATGGAGCATGAAATGCAGAATAACAACGTCATCGCAACTGACGCCGAGATGATCGTCTCTCGCGATGCTCGCGTCGCGCAGCATGAGGCGGCGCATCTGACGGTCGGCCGCGCTCTCGGCGCGCAATTCGGCGGCGCGACCATCAACGAAAACCTTGAACTTGGTTTCGGTGGCATGGTGTGGGGGCCTGACTTCAAATCCCACTTTGCCGGCGAGACCAGCACCAGCACGATTGAAAAGATCACCAAGTTGATGCCGCGCGATGGCGATGCTCGCGACGACGTTGGCGAAATCCATGCACATGTCTGGGCTCGCACGGTCGAACTAGCCGCCGCCAGCGAGCAGGAGAAACTGAAATTCGGCGATGCATGGCCCGCCACCGATGACCGCAAACAGGAGCGCGCGCTCGCCGCATTGATCTTCTCGTCGCCCGAGGCGCAGGAGGCGTTCATCTCTGCTTGCGCGGCAGAAGCACGCGCAATCCTGCGCCGCCATGCCGATGTCGTCGATGCGCTGGCCGCTGCGCTGGTCGAGCGTCGCACGCTCGATGGTGCGCAGATCGACAGCACCATCAGCCACACCATCGTGGCGCGCCAGCTCGCACAGGAGCACGAGCGCCGCCGCAACTGGCGCGAGATCAATGCTCGCGCCAAAGTCTTCGAACAGCAGTGCCGTGCGTGACGATCAAAACCAGCTCGAACAGATTTTCACTCGCTACAGCGACTGGCTGAGCGGCGCACCGGGCGCTGCGCGGCTCGCCAGCCTCGCGAAGTCCAGCCGGTTTATCGATCACGGACTGTTGGCGCATCTGGCGGAGCTGATCGAACGGCTCGACGATGTCCAGCTCACAGGCGACGACATAGCGATCCATTTAATAGAGGTCGGCTACTGCGGCGCGCGTTGTGCCAGCGCTACCGCTTTCGCATCCGCGCTTGCCGCGCGGCTGCAGCGCTACATCGACAATCCTATCGCAGCGAGTGACGCGCGTGGCGATCTTCGCGAGCGCATCGCGTGGTGGAGCATGGCAGTGTCACGCGCCGCGAAGTTGAGCAAATGGCCGGCCCTCGTGCTGATGCAGAACAACAACATGGACATGGAATATTCCGATGGCAGTTAACGAAGACCAAATGGTGCTTACCGCCAAGCTGGTTGACCAAGTCAGCGACAAGCTCAAAGAAATCCAAAAGAACATGCTCGCCACCATGGCGGCATCGAAGAAGGCGCACGAGGGCGCTGGCGAGGCGTCGCAGGCGTATCAGAAGCGCATCGTCGCGCTGCAGGATGTGCTGCACAAGTTTCACGAGCGTCAAGTCAAGCAGCACGAGGAAAACAAACGTCGCATGGAGGACTTCGCCGAGAGCGCGAAGAATATGATCTCCAGCGGCGTGATGAGCACAGCGACCGAATATGCCGGCCGCCTCGGTGCGATTGGTCTCGCTGCCGGCGTCGCCTATGAGGGCATCAAGCGCATGGGCGAGGCGCTTGAAAATCTCGGCAAGAAGTCGATCAGTCTGCAACTGATGTCGGGCAGCGCGAACATGTCGCTGGTCGGCTTCCAGCGGCTTGAAAAAGCGATGACTGCCGGTGGTCTCTCGAAGGACGCAGCCGATCAGAGCTTGATCGGCTTCGGCGACTTCCTGCAGCGATGGAGAGAGCGACAAGCGTCCGCGATCAATCAGGTCTACAACGGGCCGCGCAATCTCGACACGTATCTGACGGGCACCGACAAGATGTCGCCCGAGGAAGCGTACCAGACGCTCGTCGCGCGCATTCTGTCTCAGAGGATGAGCACGGCCGACAAAGCGCTTGCGCTTGGCGCGTTGAACCTTCCAACTGGGATTGCGTCGATGAGCGCCGAGGAGTGGAAGAAGTACAACGAGGAGAGCATCGCCACGGTCACGCTCGAACAGGCCAATGCCAACAAGGCTGCGCAAGATGCGAAGGACCGTGCCGACTTACATGTTGAAAAGCTCAAAAACCGAGTGATTACGAGCGCTACGCCAATTCGAAAGAGCTTCAATGAACTCAGAGGATGGCTTGCCGAGGGAGCGAACGAAGCTCTTGATCATCCCGAGATGTTGAAGCGCGCGGTGCCCTCTGGCGCGCTCGCGAGCCCTGCCTATGGACTAGCGACTGGTGGCTTTCTTGGTTTGCTAGGCACGTTGCTGGGCGGTCAAGATAAAGAGAAGGCCAAGGAGACCATCAAGGAGGGTACAAAGGAGGGTTTTCTTGAGGGCATCCAGCAGTGGATTTTCCAGAACAAGGTCACCGAGGCAGAGAAGTTTGCACACGGTTTGCAGCCGATGGCGTATCACCCCGGCGGCGAGATCGGCGACATCGGCGGTCGCATTCAAGGCTTCCGCAGCGGCGGTGGCTATAACATGCTCGACCAGTCCATCGGCGGTGGCGGCAATGCTGGCCGCCGTGGCGCAACGCCTCGTGCTCTTGAACGTGGCGGCGGAAGTGAATTGCCGACCATCTTGCCTCAAGGCGCTCTCCCTCCGTCGTCGATGGCGGTGCTAGACGCGATTGCGCATGCGGAAGTCGTCCATCCGTTCAAGCGCAATGGCGAGCGCAGCGGTTATGGTGAGACCGTATCGAACGAGCATTTCAACCCAGATGACTATACCGGAACGCATCCTTACGAGAGCGGTCTGTACCACTATTTCCAAGGACGCTACGGGCCGTCGAGCGCATCTGGTCGCTATCAAGAGACGCTTACGACTTATCGCGAGAATGTCCGCAAGTATGGTATCGCCGGGATGGGCCGCGATGCACAGGACAAGCGCGCGTTCCTGAAAGCGGCCGAGCTGTACCGCAACTATGGCTACTGGCACGGCTATCCGGGCGCGACTGGTGACCTTGCGAAGGACGCCGACAAATTCGGTGGCGATCCTCAATGGTGGTCTAACGTCACCGCTCCTGCGATCAAGCATGAATGGACCTCGGTGCCGGGCGGCCTTGAGCCGAATGACAAGTCGCGCGACTGGATTGCGAATGCTGTTCACGATTGGCGCATGGGACATGACGCGGCTACCGCGCAGCGGGGAGGCGCACACCTCCGCGATCACATTCGGCATCATCTCAGACAGGGCTTCAATAGCGGTGGCGAGATGGGTCACGCCAAGGTCAGCATCGACCTCAATGGCTTCCCGAGAGGCACCAGAACGACGGCATCGGCTAACGGCATGTTCAAGGAGGTCAGCCTTCGTCGTGGCCGCTCGATGCCGCTCGCATCTGAGGATGCGTGATGCTCGGCTTCGCTAAGCCGGGCGAGTTCATCGTCGCGACGGAGCTTCCCCCGGCAAGAACAGTGCAGACCTGACATGGTATGGCCTGCAGCTCGGCGGAAGCGATCAAGAGCCTCTGACAACAGCTCTCTCGTGACAACGGCTCTCTCAATGACAACGGCTCTCTCATGACAATGGCTCTCTCAATGACAACGCTCCTCCGCTGCCTTATCTGCAATGCGCTACTCTTGCTCGGCCTCAGGCTGTTGGCGATGGCGGCATGGCTCCTTCGTGCGGCGCATCGCCTCAGCGTGACTGTCGCGCCGATGCCGCCGCTGGTCGATGTGGTCGAGCCGCCGGTCGAGCGTGCTGCACCTGATCGATACGCCGTTACAATGTCGATTGGCGAGATCGTGCATCGTACGCTGCATTGACTTGTGCGATAGTATGGATTGAGCTTCCGTCAAATTCGGCGTCAACGCCGAATTGTCGCGAGCGGCCTTCATCAATCGTTGCGGCGTGCAAAGTAGACGGGGGTCGCGGCGGTTGGCCGGATGTACGCCGCCGCCGTGATCCGCGAAGCCCGCGCGGAGCCAAGGCTTTGGCGCGGGCTTTTTCTTTTCGCCGCTGGCGACGGCCGGACGTACGCCGCGCCCGTGACCGTTTTCCACAGGCTGACTGCCAGCTCGGAATTTATCGAGTTACAGACAAAAATCGCTAGGAAATCGCTAAGTTACAGACAATCACATCTTCCCAAATGCGCGACTTCGCTTTTAGTGTCGTGCTGACGCCTGTTGGTGCCGGCCATCTCGAATTGGTGGGTCGCGCTGACCAAAGCAGAGGGACTAATGACACTTCTGAAAAAGAGAAGCCGAGCCTGCTCGACAGGCTCGGCCCGTTGCCTGACGCGCGAACCGCTGACCCACCCGCGACATCCGCACGTGGCGCTAGAGCGGCATGATCGCGGGCGAGTTGATCGCGCGCGCGCAACTCGCTGATCAGGGGATCGGTGAAAAGGTGTTCTGACTGTTTCGACACTGCGCTGATACGTCAGCGCAGCACGAAACGATCGGCTTCGAGGGAAGTGTATCATCAATCAGAAGTGCAATCTAAAGGAGAGTGCGAATTGACACGAGTAACCGAACGAGTGGTTGACAAGGAGACCAAGACCCCGCGTGCAGAAATCGGAGCGCGCCTGCGTGCCGAGTTCGAGGCCATTCTCGCCGATCACGTCCGCGAGGAGATTAACAAGTTTGAGGATGGCTTAACCGCTTACTACGAGGGCATGGTCCGCGAGCTGACTGAGGCCAAGATTTATGGTCGTCAGCGGAACTTAGCCCAAGTGGACGGGCACGCCGAATACGGCGATCTGTTCGATGGCTTCGACGCCGTCATCGACGCGGCTATCAACGCGGAGCTGGAGAAGAGGGCAGAGGAGGGTGTGTAGAGCATGACAGATCGCACAATCGCAAACATCAAAACAGAAGGAGTGAGAGAGTGATGACGATACCGACTGAGGGTACACCGCCGCCGAGCGACGGCGCTGTGATGACGAAGCCGAGCGAGGCGCTAAGATGACCGACATCATCGATGTGCCCCGCCGCCTCGCTACGGTCAAGGAAGCCCGTGTCTACGCGAAGATGGGAACGACAAAGTTATACGAGAAGATCAATGCTGGCGCGATCATTGCCTACAAGCGTGAGGGCAAAACCTTGATCGATCTCGACAGCGTGGATGCCATGAACGAGCTGGAGCTGGTGCCGTGGAAGCCCGGCACGGCACCGATTATTCAGCGCACCAGAAAGAAGCGCTCCTCGCAATAGCACAATTAAAAAAGCCGCCCTCGAAGGGCGGCTTTTTTCAGGCGACGACCCCGAGTTTGGGCGTGTCGTTTCGCACCTCGTCGATGCGATCGGCCCAAAGCTGCATCAGCTCGCAGCGCTCATCCCACATGCCGCCGCGATCATAGATCGCCTGTGTCGAAGCGTCGTTGTGGTCGAGCTGCAGCTCGATCATGGCGTCCTGATAGGGCCAGCACAAAGTCTTGCGACCGTTCTCCGTGACGCGCTCGGCATTCATGATGGTCGAGAAGCTGGATCGAAAGCCGTGGCCGCAATGCCGGCCTTGGTAACCAAGCCGCACCAGCGCGTTGTTGAGAGCCGATCGCAGCATATGCGGCTCGCCGCCGCGCCGAACCTGCCGCGCCGGGAACAGATGCGTGCGCTGGCCGCTGATCTTGTGCAGAGCGCGCAGCTCTGCGACGGCTTGCTTCGACAGCGGCACTTCCAAAGGTTTGTCGGCGCGCTTGTCCTGTTGGAGCTTGCGCTTGTTGTTTTGCTTGAGCACTTCGGGCGGCACGATCATCTTGGCTTCTTTCCAATCGATGTGACGCCATTGGGCCTGCACCAGCTCGCCGGGTCTAACGGCGGTAAGCGCGAGAAGCCGGAAGGCAATGCGGTTCTGCTCGTCGCCGTCGCAATCGCGGAGCAGCTTGCCGAAGGACACTGCCTCGACAATGGCCGGGCGAGACGTGTGAGCGGCGCTAGGAGCCGTGAACGCGTCGGTGAACTTCACATCACGGAACGGGTTGCCCTTAGTGAGATAACCCTGACCAACGCAATAGCCCATGATCTTGATCGCGGTCAGTTGGTCGCGCTCGCGCGTCGCGAACTTTTTCGCCTTCTCATGCTTGCGCAACACCGTTGCGAGATCGGCGACGGTCACCTCGGTGATGCCCTTGTTACCGAACACGGCATTGAAATTTTTGATAGCACGCTGCGCCCGGTCCTTGGTGCTGGCCGACGCTGACGCCGGGATCATGGCGTCGTACCATTCCCGCGCGATCTCGCGAAAGGGTAGCCGCGCCGCCCGCGCTGCCTCCTTGTCTGCCTTCTCCTTGACCTTGGCCTCAACCGGATCGTCACCTGCCTGCACCTGCTTACGCGCCTTGTCGTGCGCCTCACGCGCTTCAGCTAGCGAGGTCTCGGGAAAGGTGCCGAACGATGCCTTCTTTTCCTTGCCGCCGAGGCGGTACTTGTAGCGCCAGTATTTGCCCTTGGACGTGACGAGAAGGAACAGGCCGCCACCATCGAACAGCTTATAGTCGCCGCACGGTTTGCCGGTCTCGGGGTTGACGCCCGGCTTGGCGTTGCGGATGGTCTTGTCAGAGAGTGCCATGGGTTGCCCCCCTTAAATAATGAGTGAACAGGATAAGAACGATATGGGCCAAATCGCTGCGGCCTCAAGTCGAGAGGCCCCCAGAAAGGCCCCCAAAATCGGCGGCAATGGGCGAGAATTGGCGGACGCTGACGAAAGCCAGCGGATTAAGGAAACGCTATAAAACACGGGACTTCTGGTGATTTTACGCACAGAAAAATACGGCGGCGGAAGGCCATGAACATGGTTTGTTCTATCCGCATCCTGGAAGATCAGCTCAGGGAAAAATCTGCCGCGTCAAAGGTAGCCGCAAGGGAAGCTGATTCCCGCTACATGCAGCTGGCGCTGGCGCTC